GTCCCTCTCCGGTATGAGGGCAAGCACCCTCGCGATATGGTCGGCAGCTCCCCGCTTATCCACACTCAACACACCCTTTCTGTGGTGTCACTCAAAGCCCGAGCGTATCAAGCCAGCCGACGAAACCCATCACCAACACGGCAAACGTGAGGCCCGTAATGCCGGCAACTATTTCCCCCCTGCGGGTCAGCTTCACACCGTCCATCACGCACCGCCAACCTCAACGCGCAGGAACGACTCCAGCACATCAACGTCCATCGTCCAAGACTCACCCCGACCAGCCTCCGTCTGGTCAATAATCCTCGACCATGAATCCAACCAAGCCTGACGGGAAGAACAGTCCTGCTTACGGAAGATTGGGCGTAACTCGGCAAGTGCAGCAAGCCACGCCCGCACCGTCGCGTCGTCCTCCCACAACCCGTAAGCTTGAGCGAACTCCATCGGTGTGTGTTCCATGTCTCCCCCTAATGTTTCGTTGATTGTATTCATCACGAGTCCCCCTCCTGCGCCGCCCACACGTCCGGGCAGCACTCCACGGTGCAGAATTTGATCGGCGTCCCGTTCTGGCACACATCCCCCTCGTCGGCAGGGTGCCGATACGCACCCCCCGTCGCGTATGTTCCGATCATCTCAACGTTCACACTCAACGCTTCATCAAACAATCGAGGCGGCAACAAATCCCCCGCCGCAACTTCCCGCGCAGTCTCAATGATCCCGTCCCGATCAAGGTTGGAATCAACGATCACCGTAACGATGAGGTTGTCCAAGTCAAACTCGACCCGATACTCACGCCATTGTTTTAGATCGTTCATCACGAGTCCCCTCTCACGGTCCCGTATCCGGCAATAAAGTTCACGACTATGTGCGTGAGCGCGTCGAGTTGTTCATCGTTGAGACGCTCATACCCGAGCATCGGGGCAACCTCGGCAAGATAATCGTTCAGCTCATACAACCGCTGCCGGTATTCCCATTCCTCATGGGCAGCGTATTCACGAGCGTCATACTCGGCAGTCATCACGCCACGCTCCCCTCGTCGGCAAGCTGTTCACGCTTCGCTTCCTCCCACACGGGGCAGCCGTCGTCGTGCTCCCCCGCAAACGCATACTCGCCACGACGGGCAAGCGAACGTGCGTCCTGCCCACACGTACAGCCATACCGATCGGCAGGGTCGTCGGCAAGTGGTTGGCCCTCGTCATCGGTCACGCTCGACAAGCAACCGGGACGGCAAGGCTCCCCCGCCTCCGCATTACACCCCGCGCAATCCTCACCGTGACCGTCCGTGATATCCCAACCAACAACAACGTCACCGCCGAAGCATTCCGCGACACTCCACTTGCGCGGATTCTCGTCCGTATCCACATACACCGTGATTGTGTAAGTAGCCATCACACACACTCCTTTTCATATCTAGGACAACCCCGTTAGTTATCCTCCGAACGGCACAAGCGGGGGGCAGAAAACTTGTGCCGAACGGGGGGCAACTACACCCGTACTATCATGTCACTCACGAGGCAAGCGAACCGTCCTCAAAAAACTCCAGGCCCATATCCTTCGCGTACTCCAAGCAAGCCTCGTCCCCCCACCAATACTCAAAGTCCTTCCGCGCAAGGTCATACAAGTAAGTCGCCATGTCCCGATACCAATCCAACACAACCGACTCGGCAGCCTCGTCCTGTGCAACTAACTCGGTGTACGTCATGTTCGAGTCATCAAAGTCACCCCAACCGACCGTCACACTCGGGCCGCGACCCCAACCACGCAGATCGCCACCATCAACCGACACAGATGTAACACCGGCAAGAGCAGGGTCGTCCTTCGGGAACACTGGTGCACCATTCCAGTCATCGCCCTGCGTGAACGCCGGCAAGTCGTCAATATCCACGCGGAACGTCACACCATCGCCCTGTACCCAACCGACCGACCACTCCATCACCGCAGCAGACGGGCCGAACATTGACCGCAGACCCTCATTGAGGTAATCCGTCTCCTCCTCGGCCTCGGGCTTACCCATCTCGCCAATAAGGTCCTTCGCCTTGTCCCAAGCTGCCCCGCCAATCTCATGCAGCTCGGCAGCAGAAAACACAGATCGAGTAATCGTAAGCGTCCTCATGCCGTCACCCCCACAATCGCACCCGAACGATCGCCAAATACGCACCAGCGAAACACCGGATACCAGCGAACGTCAGGGTGCGCGGGCAACGGCGCACCCGCAGGCAACTCGTAAGACTTCCCGCAACCTGGACACTTCCGCATGACTAACCCTCCACTACCTTTTCTAGGGGTATCTCCCCTGCCCGTACCCCCGCACCTAGCGGGGGCACAGACACAGGCTACACCGACCCTTACATAGATGTCACGCACTAGGCGTACACGTTCGCCTCATTCCGGTCATACTCCCAACCTTCCGCAACGACAGACGCAAGGTGACGACGCAATCCCTGGCAGAATCGGAACGCGGGAGTCCCCTGCCACTCGGGAAGCTCGCAGGCTTGATACTCGAAACACGCAAGCGCGCCCAACACGCGGCGGCAAATATCCACCGACTCAGACTTGACCGCGAACGCGTACGGCGTCGGAACATACTTGTAGGCGGGCATAGGGGAGTACAGCATTCCCGATAAGTATTCCTCATAGCGATACCCGGGCAACGTGTCGAGCTTGTCCGACGGGTAACGGTACGCCACCGAACGCACATTGAGACTTGCCAGATACCGGCCAACCGCCTCGCGTAGTTCGCGGTCACTATCCGGCGGGGTCACATGCGGGTAGATATCCCGATACGTGTCCATCAACTCGTAAGTGTTCGCCGCGTCAATAATGAGGCTAATCGTGTCCGGGTGTACGACGTATGCGCTCATAATCCTCACCTTCCATGTCTAGGGCCCAGTTGCCCTGCCCCACGCTCACGCACCGCGTGAGCATGAGACACAATCACCGGGGCAACGTGGACAAGCACGAGTCGCACGACATATCTGCGAACTCGTCACTAGCGAACACCGGCACATGCTCCCGCATGAAAGTCACATAATCCCGACGCGCCACCTTGCCCGAACACTCGACACAGTACGCCGCACCCTCGAACGTCACCCCGACGATCTCCCACGCCTTCCCGTAACACGTTGAGTTGTATTCCTCGATACCCGTATCTGTAGACATAGCTCCACCCTCCATATCGTGACCCCCTCACCGGGGATAAGTCACACCCTACACCAACACCTTTCCAAGGTGTCAAACACTACCGCCAACACACACCCCGAACCTATCCCACCAATAGGTTGCACCTATCGCTACTAGTTCTCCCGCAGACAACTAGATTCCCCGATCGTTCCTCCATATGGAACACTTTTCACCCCCTGCCTGGCCCGATCGGGGACCCCCTACCCCCCTGTGGACTTGTGGTGGAGTCATGCACCTAGCCCCCCTCCCCCCGCCCCCCGCGTTCGGGCGTGTCGCAGCTCGACCCGGGGGTTTTAACATGCGCGTGCCACTACATATATATCTACCGACTTTTTGTTTTGCACGAATTTTTGGTTCATTTGTGATGGGTTATGCACAGGTTTTCCTCATGGGGACAGGGGGGACAGGGGGTGTCCGTTTTGGTATGGTGTGTGTGGGGTTTTACCCCATGTTTTGTAACATCTTGGTAAACGTGTGTCCAGTTGGTGTTAAAAATCCAAGGATATATCTATGGAGGGTTTGAAAAACCCGACCCTGTACTGTGCCTCCCCGAAGGGGGGCTAGGGGAGGCACCCTGTGTCGCCCCAGGCCCTAAGCCTGGGGCTCCCCCGTACCGTACTCGGCAGCCTTTTAAGGGCTGCCTCGTTCTGGGTAGGAGTCGCCGCCTGGCGGCGGCTCCTCCTACTTCTTTTTTTGTTTTCAAAAATCAATTCTTGACGACGGTTGGAACCCTTATGGGTTCCTCATGGTCATTGGACGACGGTTGGGGTTGTTCACCATTGTGACGAATGGTTCCCGACACGGTTCTGACGCATGTTGAGGGTTTCGGTTTTTTCCACAGGGTTTCGACGACGGGGGTGTTTTGGGTGTCTCGTGGTCGGAAGGTTGATGACACGGCGGCTGAGGCGAAGCTGCGGTTTTTGGAGGCGTTTCAGACGGGGGCTGGGGTCGCTGAGGCGGTGAAGGCGTGTGGCCGGTCCCGTTCGACGTATGAGTTGTGGCGGCGTACTGACCCTGAGTTTGTGGCTTCGGTGGAGCGGATCAGGTCGATCCGTGAGGGTGCGGAGTTTCATGTCCGTGAGGAACTGTCGTTCCCTGAGTTTTCGGAGCGGTTTCTTGGGCAGCGGGTGTTCCCGCATATGCAGAACGTGGTGGACCTGATTGAGGGGAATCAGCCTTCTTGGGTGCATCCGAATATGGTGCATGAGCCTGGTGAGCCGGATTTGATCATGGTGAACATGCCGCCGGAGCATGCGAAGACCACGAGCATCACGATCAACTACATCACGTATCGGATTGCGATGGACCCGAATATTCGGGTGCTGATTGTGTCGAAGACGCAGGCGATGGCGAAGAAGATGCTGTATGCGATTAAGACTCGCCTGACGCATCCCCGTTATGCGGACATGATCACGTCGTATGCCCCGCCTGGTGGGTTCGATGGGAACTCTGAAGCGTGGAACGCGGAGATGATTTACATCTCGGATGACGCACGCGATTCGGGTGAGAAAGACCCGACAGTGCAGGCGTTGGGTATTCGTGGGCATGTGTATGGTGCGCGTGCGGATTTGATTGTGCTGGATGACTGCGTCGATTTGACGAACGCGCACGAGTACGACAAGCAGATCGACTGGATTCAGTCCGAGGTGATCTCCCGTATTTCCTCGAACGGTGCCCTCCTGGTGGTGGGTACGCGGCTTTCCAGTAAGGATTTGTATTCGGAGCTGCGGGACCCGTCCCGCTACCCAGATGAAGTGTCCCCGTGGACGTACCTGGCGATGCCTGCCGTGTTGGATTTCGCGGACAAGCCCGAGGACTGGGTGACACTGTGGCCTAAGTCGAACCAGCCCGAAGCCGGGTCGAAGGGTGAGCAACTGGAACCTGACGAGAACGGCCTGTTCCCGAAATGGGACGGTCCGCGTTTGTTTAAGAAACGCGCACGAGTGTCCCCGCGCTCGTGGTCGATGGTGTACATGCAACGCCAAGTCGCGGAAGACTCAATCTTCTCCCCTGACGCGGTGAAACACGCAATCAACGGTAACCGGATGGTCGGCCCGATCCCGAAAGGGATGGTGGGGCAACGCCACTTCGGGATGGACGGCCTGATCATTCTTGCCGGCCTGGACCCCGCAACGTCGGGTCATACTGCTGCCGTGTGCGGCGGGATCGACCCGAACACTGGCAAACGCTACATCCTCGACTTGTGGAACAAGGCTGGGATGAAACCCGACGAGATCCGTTCCGTCATCAAGAACTGGACCGACAAGTACAACATCACTGAGTGGCGTATCGAACGCAACGGTTTCCAAGGGTTCTTGGTGCATGACCGTGAAATCGGTGAATACCTCGCGAACCGTGGCACCCTGATCCGACCGCACTTCACGGGCGCGAACAAACACGATGAGGGTTTCGGTGTCGCCGCAATGTCGATGCTGTTTGACGGATACGAATCCGACACCCAGTTGATTGAGCTACCCAGCACGCACGGGTCTGAGGCAGCGAAAGCACTCGTGGAGCAGTTGGTGACCTGGTCACCTGACGCACCGAAGTCACAAAAAACTGACCTTGTGATGGCGATGTGGTTCTTCGAGTTGGCGTGCCGGGACCGGGTGCAGTTGTTCGGGAACGCGAACCGTGCCCACGCAAGCAAATCCATGTTCCTCACCCCGTGGGATATGCGGCAACAGCAGGTCGTGAACTTGACCCAGATGGAAGCGCAAGGGAATTGGCAACCAATCACAGCTTAAAGGAGGCGGCTCGTGAGCATATGGAATGAGTCGCTTGAAGACGAAGGGCACGACTACGACGATCCACGCGGCATGAACCTGCGTGAGATCCGTGCCCTGTACGACCGGACGAAGGCACGCTACGCGGACCGTGAGGCACGCATGCAGCAAACCCTCGCTGTCCGGCAAGGACGCATGCGTGACGTGTTCCCCGACCTGTTCCCCGAGGGTCCGTTTGACCGGGGCATTGTCGCGAACATGGTGGATGTCGCAGCACGCGACACCAGCGAGGTTCTCGCTCCCCTACCAGCATTCAACTGTGCGTCCGCAACGAACGTGTCCGACACGTCACGATCATTCGCGGATAAACGCACCAAAATCGTCAACGGCTACGTTGACTTCTCCGACCTGCAACGCCAAATGTATACGGCGGCTGACAGGTACGTGTCCTATGGCTTCACCCCCGGCATTGTTGAAATCGACGTGGACGAGAAGATGCCACGAATCCGTTTCTTGGATTCGATCGGCGCGTTCCCCGTGTTCAACAGGTGGGGTGAAACGTCTGCCGCGTTTTTTACTTTCTTTAAAACGCGGGACGAACTGATAGCGGCCTACCCCGACAAGGCATCCATCCTCGAAAAACCCAACCGGACCGGTGGGAATGACCTGATCGAGGTTGTCCGTTATCACGACAAGTACGTGGACATGCTGTTCATGCCACGCGAGGCAGGCATGGTGCTGCAATCGGTGAAGAACCCGGTTGGTGAGTGCCTGGTTGAATGGATTCAACGCCCCGGTGTGGATGATGACGCGCACGGACAATTCGATGACGTGCTTGCCGTACAGGTCGCGAAGTCACGTTTCGCGTTGCTGTCACTGGAAGCAGCACAAAAGTCGGTGCAGGCACCGATCGTGCTGCCACCTGACGCGCAAGAACTACCGCTCGGTCCTGACGCGGTGATCCGCACCGCAAACGGGCAAGCGGTGCGCCGCGTCCCGATTGAGGTGCCGCAGGCAGCGTTCGCGCAACAATCCATTTTGGATCAGGAGCTGCGGCAAGGGTCACGCTACCCGGAGGTGCGCGGCGGGAACACGGACGCGAGCATCGTCACGGGTCGCGGCGTACAGGCCCTCATGTCAGGGTTTGATTCGCAGATCCGCACCGCCCAGGCCATGTTTGCGGTCGGGTTGCGGAACCTGATCCGTAAAGCCTTATACGTCGATGAGATGTTGTGGCCTACGGAGACGAAAGAGATCCGTGGCAACGCGGAAGGCACCCCTTACTCGATCAAGTACAGACCCGATCGTGACATCAAGGGCGACTACACCGTCGATGTGACCTATGGACTCATGGCAGGTTTGGACCCGAACCGTGCATTGGTGTTCGGGTTGCAGGCTCGCGGTGACAAACTGATTTCCCGTGACTTCCTGCGCCGGCAAATGCCGTTCGCGTTGGATGCGTCTGAGGAAGAATCAAAAGTCGATATTGAAGAAATGCGTGACGCGATCAAACAAGCCGTCGCAGGTTACGCGCAAGCCATCCCTGTGCTTGCACAAAACGGGCAAGACCCGGGCGAAGTGCTTCAACGCTTGTCGAAAATCATTGTCGGACTCCAAAAGGGTTCGATGATTGAAGACATTGTGGGTGAGGCGTTTGCGCCTGAACCTGCCCCCCAAGTTCCCGCACCGCCCGGAGTTGAGTCCCCTGGTGGAGTGGCAGATACCGGAATGGGCCTCCCAGGTGAGGTGCCTCCGGGCGGTGGCGGGTCTACGGAAGGGTTGTCCGCTGCGACAGGTCAGCTCCGTGGTGTCGCCCCCGGACAAGCAGGACTTCCCCCAGGTGGCAGACCTGATCTTCAAACGCTGATGGCTGGCCTGGGTTCAAACGGTCAACCCCAACTTGCCGCTGGCGTATCCCGCCGACTCCCGATTGGTTAGGAAACTGAATGTGTAACACCTGTGGCTGCGGTCACGTTATGACTCCCGCAATGCAGCAAGCCGCTGTCAAAGGCTCAATGGGTCTTGGTATTGCGGAAGAAGAACGCTACCCGAACGGGATGACCGAGCAGTACATCTCGAAGGAAGCACAACGGATGCACGAACGCACGGAATCCTCGTATGAGGCTGCGCGGGAAGCCGCGTCTTACAAGTAAATATGACCCACGTAGCGAAGGAAGTTATCTCATGGCACAGCCAGGTAAGGGCGGTCACGCACCCGTCAACACGTCACAGCCAATCGACGGTCGCAAGGCAAGCAAGCCGAGCGGTGGTCAGATCGTTGCCCCGGTCCATCCGGGCGGCACTCGCGGCAAGTAGCCGCAATGTCCCGCGACATGTTAGTGACGATGCGCTGGGACGATCTTGAAGTAACAGTGAACGCCGAAGGCGTGTCGTACACGCCTGATGTTTTTGATGACATCGGTCGGAACATGTTGCTTTGGATGCACGACTTGATCGTGATGGCGCACCATTTGGGCGCACCTCCCTCTCGTGAGGATGAGGATGAAGAAGTTGGTATTGACGAGGAGTAGGTATGGCTGCAAACGGGCATGGTGGGAAACGCACTCCGCGTAACCCCGCACCAGTCAGCGGCCCTGGTTCTTTGTCACGTCGCACGGACGGCAAGCAGGGGGCACAGTACGTGTCTGGCATGCCGTATGGCGAAGGTCAGGACTTCTACGACTTGCAGACTTCTGCGAGAATGAACGAGTCTGGTCCGGCGGTGCAGCCGGCAGTGAAATCGCAGGGACCTGCGGCTCCCCCGCAGCAGGTGACCCCGTTGTTCGCTCCTACGGAGCGTCCCAACGAGCCGATTACTGCTGGCGCACCGTTCGGTCCAGGCCCAGGACCCGCACAACAGCCACCTGTGTCGAAGTTTGCACCAATCGTCAAGTACCTCCCAGCTTTGGAGGAGGCAACGAAGTGGCAGGACGCACCTGAAAACTTTCGTGCCCTCGTGAGGTTCTTGCAGGGGCAACGTTGACCAAACGACAGACTCAACATCCGTCCGTATGGCACCCGTTGAGTGTCTACGACAATTTCACCGCCGCCGCTGACGCTCTCGGGTTTGAGAACGCAGACGTTGCTTGGGGTTTAGCGAAGGTCCGATGGGAATCGGTTGAGGACCGCGAAGCGTTCTTGCAGGCATTGACGGCACCAAAGTCAAGGGATGTCTTCAATGGCTAACTTCATTGAGGACCTGATTGCTGGTACCCCAAATGAGAAAACGGGTGAAAACGACGGTGGTCTAGCGGGTGCCCTTGACGCGATCACCCCGGACCCTGGAACGCCGCTTGCGAATTTCCGTGACACGGTCATGGATAACACGCCGTTGCGTGCGGTCAAAGAAGCAGGAAACCTTGCCATCAAGACGATGGACTTTTGGGATCAGTACGTTATCTCGCGTCCATTCTCAACGGCAGCACAAGCGATCAGCCCGTCAGGTATCGGATACAACCCGCTGTACCGCGACGGGGTGCAGTTCGATGATTTTCGGAAGATGTGGAACGCTTCCGAATACATTTCCCCAGGGCGTGCCGGTATCACGAACTGGGGTTCCGACCTTGCCAGTATCGGTATCAACGGTGACTGGAACAAATTTGCGTACCAAAACGGGTATGACCCGTATGCGATGGGTAAAGACGCAACCGAAGAAGCTTGGGATTCATCCCCGCTAGGCACTATTGGTTCCCTGTCCCTTGACGCGATGTTTCAAATCCTTGTCGGTGGCAAGGGAGTAAACGCAGCAGCGAAAGGCGCAAAACGCGCACTTGGTCTTTCGACTGACATTGCAAATGCTCGTGACCTGTCAAAGGTTGCTACCACGATTGACAGTCACCTCGACTGGGTTGACTCCGCTGGATCGACCGGTTCACCGTCCGTGTGGGGTCAGCACATTGTTGATCTTGCAAACGAGACTGAGTTCTCAAAAGTGTTCTCCAACCCGATGATCAACAAGTACACGAAACTTGGATCGGCAAAGCAGATCACGGTTGCGAACCTGGTTACGAAAGCGTCAGATCCGCGCATGGTTCGGGACATCATTCTTGCCGATAAGGGTGACCCGATGGCTATCGGTCGTCTTTTCCAAAAGGCTCCTGACCATGTGTGGTCGCTCTCCGATATGAACGGTGCGATGCGTGCAAAGTTCATGGAGGGTGGGCAGTGGCATCCGAACGCTGATGAAGTTGACATCATCAAGCAGACGTTTGATTCAGCTTTGGAACGTGATGATTTTTACCGTCAGGTCCGTGATGCTTTTACTGGGACATCTGGCACGGGTGAGATTTCTTCGCTGACCCGCAACTCAACCACCGTGTCAATGAGTGGTGTTGCTGGCAAGGCTGAGCGGTGGTTATACAACCAGATTCAGGGAATGAACACCGGAACTGACCACATGGCGTTTATCCCGCTTGGCAATTCGAGTGTTGCCACGGCTGGTAGTGCGCTGCTTGCTTGGGTTGGTGGTCGTAAACCGCTGAACGCGGTGACCATTTCTGGTACTCGACCTAATGAAGTCATTGACGAAATGATGGCTTACGCGCAGTCGTCACCTGTGCTGCGTGGTAACAAGACAGTCACGGTGCTTCCGATGGTTCGTGATGAGTTTGGCAACTTGGTGGAGTCGGCTCCGGTGAGGATGTCGGCTAATGCGTGGCGTTCAGACATGATGGCCCGTATTGGTGCAGCAATGTCGTCTCGCACACCAGAGGCTTCCGTGACTGGCGTGGTGCGTGACTTAGAGGCCGAGATCATCTCTATGCACTCGTTCCGCTACAAGATTGACCCGAAGACCACGCGCACGATTGCGAACGGGCTACAAGAGGCTCGTGATACTGCGATTGATTCCGTGGCAAAAGACGGATTCTTCATTGATGACGTTCACGGTCGAGTGTTTGTTGATCCCGTGTTTCGTCGGCAACTCGCAAACCAAGTGAATTTGATTTCGCTTCGCGATTTTGACCACAGCATGAAGATGCAATCGTCCGTGGTTGGTGGGGTTTCGCGTTTTGGCGAGCGTGCCACGTACAACATGGCGAATGTTGCAGATACCGTGTTGAAGTATTTCCGCACTATGACTCTGTTCAAGCCAGGGTACGTGCCGAAGAACTCCATTGTGGAACCTGGCATTTCTTCGCTGCTGGCACACGGAACGATTCTTGCCACGGATGGACCGGTCAACAGTACGGGACGTTTCCTGGTGAATAGATCACGAATGTTGCGTCAAATGGGATACGGGACGATGGACCGCGTGCCGTTCCTAAACGTTGGCGTAAGGCGTAGTGGTGCGGAGATCGCTGAGCTGCACTCGCAGCGTCAAATGCTGCTGCAACTGCTTGACATGGATGCTCGCGACCTCGACAACTTCAAGGCCGGTGTGATGTCGCCGTCGCAGCAGCGCATGTATGAGGCTACTGCGAAGAATTCGTATCGCGAGTTGCGTGACCAGTTGAAGGTTCTTGAAACGCAACTAGATGAGTCTGACCCGATATGGCGTGAGGTTGAGGAGGTTCCGACATACGCACAGTTGAGCGGTCGGCTGGATGAACTTGACCGGATCGTGAACCGTGGCCCCGAGTACATTGATGGGTTGAAGCGCAGTCGAGATGGAATTGTGGCTCGCGCGGAAAGCCGCACTGTTTCGGAATCGGAATCTATCAACAACAAGATTGCTCAACTACAGGCGCAACTTGATGAAGTTGATGCTGAGTGGAAACGGCTTCACGATTCATATCCTGGTGGAACCGAAACATTCAGTACCACTCGTGGACTGGCAAGCAAAGAGGAACGACTTGCCGCTATTGAGTCTGAGATTGCTGCCGTTCGATCTGAACGCAATACGCTTCGTGCAGCATATGAATCGAAGTTGGCTGAACTTGGACCTGATCACCGCGATGTGCTGAAAGCCAAAGGTGAATTGAGTTCGGCGCAACGCCGGATACAGATTCTTGCCCGTAGGCGAGCAAAAGCCAAGAAGACCGACGAGTTCACCAATGATGTATCCATTGTTGGCGGTCCGGCTGATGTGACACCAGAAAAGCTCACGGCGAAGGCCCGTGATCTTGGTGGATCAGCGATGCGGCGACATCGTCAATCGCTACTTGAACAAATGGATGCGTTGCTGGAGCGTCGTAAGACATTTGATGGCGCAGAGTCTGAACGTCCAGTCTTGTTTTTGGGACAGGAACAAGCCGAGATTGACCGCCTTGATGGACTGATTAGTATTGCTGAGCGGTACAACAACGGTGATTTGGACTTGTCGGCAGCAGTTGGCTCTCTACGCACTAAGTTGGACGATATTCGTAGCCGCACCGATGCTCTGCACGAAGGTGTGACCGCTGAACGTCAAGCCTGGTATGACGAACTTATGTCGCTTGATGCGCGTACCGCAAAGTTACGGAAGAAGAACGCTGGGCAGTTAAGTCGCCGCGAGAAGGCGGCACAACGCAAACTCTCCGGTGAGTCGTATTTCCGTATCGGTAACGATGGTGAGATCACTATCCCCCGCGTGTTCAACGAGGGTGAGTTCGGTGAGGCAATGCGGGTTGAATCCTCGTCCGGCTTGACCACATCGTTGACGTTGAACCCAGCAAACTACGGGACTGGTGCAATATCCCGCCTGATTCGTTCCGGTGGCATTGATTCGATTGACCCTTCCGATCCGCTGTACTTCAAGGAAATGGCACATATCGCGAACCGTCAGGTTCGAGGCGACAAGTTTGCAACCTTGATCCTTGAAGGTGCCGATAATGCTGCGATCCGTAAATGGTTCAAGACCCCCGAGGGTCGCCGTTACATGGATCAAATGGGCTGGAAGTCGAGCGAACTTGATGCGCGTGTTGTTGGCTCTAAATCGGCCCGTCCGTTAGCGGACACCGATAAGACTGCAAAGCATCCAGGGTCGCGGTTTGTGAAGCGAGGCACACCGAAGATTGAGGTGTTTGAGGACGGCATCATTGACCGTAACCGTCAACTCTTGAACGCCTACTTCCCAAGTCGTGAAGTGCAGCAGCGTCTCCTTGCGGAGAACGATGTGACTCCTGGCGAACTGGAGAAGATGCTTGCCGGGAACGAGAACCTGTCGCCGGTTCACGCCGGCGAACTGGTGTTTGACGGGAACCGTTGGTCCAAGACTGGTGCCTATCTCAACCGTGCGATGGAAGCCGTATGGCGTGGATTAGCGGCAAACCCTGAATCACGTTTCGGACGTTGGCCTTTCCTTGATCGTCAGTTTGAGATGAACATGAAGGCTGATGTGGCGTTTATGCGCTCCCAGGGTCACGAGCTGACTGACGAGTTGGTGAACAATCTTCGCCACGGTGCGGCAGCGAGAGCGTTGAAGGAAGCGGAGAATACGTTCTACAACATTCGCCGTTACTCAAACCCAGCGTATGCGTTGCGTTTCATTACGGGCTTCCCAGGCGCGTACTTCAACTCAATCTACCGCTATGCACGGCTTGCCTACCGTAATCCCGGTAACGCGCTCGTAGTGTCTAACGCTTGGTCTGACGGTTTGTACAAGTCGTTCGGTATCGACGAGAACGGTGACCCTACGGATGACCCGACCAAGGTTGAGGCGTTTGCGTTCACAATTCCTGACCCGTTGGCTGATTCCGTTTCTTTGGATAAGAACATCAAGATGTCAACTAAGGGCTGGGAGTTTGCCCTGAACCCAATGACGGCGATGCCGTTCGTGGTGATGCCAGTCGATTCGGTGTTGATGTCTGTGCCAACCGCGAATCAATGGTTGAAGGACAACATTGGCGACGACCTGTATTCGTTCTTGTTCCCGTTTGGTCGCCCAGATACGGAACCGACGTTCGGTGTTGGGCCACTCAATTTTGATCCGTGGATTCCGTCTTACTTTGTAGACGCAAAGAAGTCCATTGATGAAATGGAGCAGGACCGTATTCAGTCAACAAACATCATTTTCCAGTATCGGATGTGGCAGTACCGAAACGGGATGATCAAGACGGCCCCGACACCAATCTCGGCGGCTCGCGAGTCTGAGGGTTTTTGGCGGCTCCGCGTGGCAACAAAGTTCTTGACTTCTGGTGGGTTTGCAATGAACCCGATTGGTCAGAACTATGTTGATGCGTGGAATGAGGTTCATGCCGCAACTGGTTTTGATACGAAACTTGCTAAGCAAAAGTTCCTTGAAATGTACGGCGCACCAGCGGAAGTGTTCACGTACTCAACTTCAAAGAACCGTGCAGGTATGCCGTACACGGTTGAGGCGCAGCGCAGGCTTGAACAGTTTCCTGACCTGATGAACGATCTGCGTGAGTTGAACCCGGATGATCCTCGGGCCACCGTGTCTTTGATTTTCGGTGATGCTCAGGGAGAGTTTGATCCTGTGGTGTACGACTCAATGGCACGCAACAGTATCCCTGGTGAGACTGAACCGATCCGTTCCAAGATGGACCCGTACCAGTTGGCTGACAAGATTGCCACTGACTCGGCGTGGCAGTTGTATAACGCTTCCCGCGCGAAGATTGATGCGATGGTGATGCAGTATGGATATTCGTCGCTGGAAGTGAAGGAAGCTGAGTGGATCAAGTCACAGTGGAAGAAGTGGCTGACTGATTTCAAGGCTGATCCTGACAACGCACAATGGCTTGCAGAATATGAAACTCGGGAGTCTGGTCAGCCGTTCCGTGTGATTAATGGCATGAACAAGGTGCTTGGTGATTCCAAGTTTACTCGCGTGTACGGCAACTCTGCGGCATACAAGACTATGCGTGACTATTTGACGGAGCGCAGCGAGATTCTTGCCATGTATGAAGCGGCAACGACCTCTGATGAGAAGACTCGGATCGCTGCTGGCTGGGATCAGTATGTGCGGCAATGGTTCATGCCAATGAACTCGTTCTTCTCTGACACGTATTCACGCTACCTCGATGGTGGTCGTGACCTGGAAAACAAGAGGGTTTTGGATAATGATTGAACTACCTAACGGCACTGTTCTTGGTGTGCAATCAATCCCTGGTCGCGACAATTTCAATCAGAATCGTCCTCCCGCCAAAGAAGTTATTCAGATCACCGTTCCGGGTGGGCCAAACGGTGGAAATCCACCTGTGCAAGATTCTCAGTATTATTGGAATGGCACCACCACAAGTCCGCTTGCGAACGTAAATATCGACTGGGCCGATTTGTCCATCAAGGATAAGAAGTGGTGGACGAGTCAGGCTAAGGTCCGATATGGCGGTGATCCACGGTATGTACAATGGGCACCAGGGTTCTTTGCGGACGCTGTATCAATGTCTGCTCAATACTATGCCAACAATCAACAGGTGACCCCCCAGGAAGCTGCAAAGAAGTTCCTTGAATTGCAAAAGCAAGCAGGTAGCGGTTCATCTTCTGGCGGTGGTGGTGGTGGTGGTTCTGCCACCCCGACCGTGTCAGCCCAGAACATGCACCGCCTGGTAGATCAGACGACGCAGCAATTTTTGGGCCGTGAAGCCACAAATGCTGAGGCGAAGGCGTTTACAAAGGATGTACGCCAGTCGCTTTCGTCTAATCCGAAGAACACGGACCCGACGTTCATGGCTGAGGAGTTCGCGAAGAACACTCCAGAAGCGACCACGTATGCGGCAAACAATTACATGAAGGTGTTCTTGCAGTCCCTTGGAGGTTTGGGTGGCTAAGCGGGGGTTTGCACAGAAGGCAGCGAACAAGGCTGTCCGTGAGGCGAGGCAGGCTCGACGGGTCGCTAGGCAGACTGCGGGTGGTGCTGATGACGCGCAGGCTCGGAGGGAGCTGCGTCGGGCACGGAATCAGCGTCAGGATCTGATTGAGGCACGGAAGTCTGGTGATCAAGCAGCGGTCACGGAGGCTCGTGACGCGATCCTTGAAAAGTATTACGCGCAGTTCGGTTGGGCGCAGGACACGATCAACGCGAACGACGAGCTGAAGGGTTTGTTCCGTCAGGCAGTAATGCAGGGCTGGACGGATCAAGAGTTTCAGAACAAGATTTTCCAGTCAAAGTGGTATGACGAGTCTGGTTCTGATGCTCGTAAAGCGTTCGCGTTGGAGCATGGCGCGTCGAGTGCTGACTGGCAGGTTGCGCTCACGGATGCGACTGACGCGGTTCGTATTGCTGCGACGAACGCTGGCGTGCAGGTTGATGAGACGCAACTGGATGCTCTCGCGCACGAGTATTTGTATGGCGGTTGGGCGAAGAACCCTGACCGGATGAGTAAGGCTCTGGCAGCGAAGTTCACGGGCACGGACGCTTCGACGGGTGAGGGTGACTTCACTGCGACGGGTGACCCTGGCACGTATGTGAACAAGTTGAAGACTCTTGCACAGTTGAATGGTGTGTCGATGCGTGACTCGTGGTATCAGGAGGCTGCACAAGCGTTGATCACGAATCCTGATGCTTTGGCTGATTATGAGCAGTCGATTCGGAATGTTGCTGCGACAACGTATGGGCCGTATGCGGAGGAGATTAAGTCGGGTCGGATGACGACGACTGATCTTGCTGCGGGGTATATCAACGCGATGCGGACTACGTTGGAGTTGGATAACGTTGATGTGTTTGATAACACGATTCAGAAGGCTTTGACGGGTGTGACTGACTCAAATGGGAAGCAGTCGGTGATGAACATGTATGACTTTAAGCGCATGTTGCGTCAGGACCCGCGTTGGAAGCAGACGGATAATGCGTATGAGACGTATTCGCGTGTGTCGTCTGGTCTTGCTCGTGCGTTTGGGGTGAGTATCTGATGCCTCGTGGAAATGGCGGACGTGGTAACGGTAACCGTGGCAACGGCAATGATGCGAATGCTGGTCAGCAGTCTGGAGGCCGTAGACCTGGCGGCGGTGGTGGCGGCGGCGGTACAACCGTTACTCGCCCTGGCGGAGGTGGTGCTGGTTCAGTTGGTGGCAGGCCAGTACGTCCGTCTGTCACACCTACGCAAACGTCACAGAATCTTTCTGCACCTGGGCCTACGGATAACGGTGGCTACAATCCGGCGAACGCTCCCGTTGAAAGCGGAGGCGGTTCCGGCGGTGGCGGCGGTGGTGCTACGGCACCGACGAAGACTGGGCAGGAAACCAAAGAGGTTGCTAACGGCAACGGCACGTATGACACGGTCACGTATGACATTTATTCTGACGGTTCCCGTGTAGAGGTTGGTCGTGTCGCGAATACTGCGCGGCGCAACGTGTACAACGACATTAACTTGACGTTGCAGGAAGCGTCGTGGGGTGTTGACCTGACGCAGTGGCTGCCGATCATTGACAAGTGGATTGCTGACGGTGTCGCTGACGCTTCTAACGGTGAGGAGATCATCGTGAAGATGCTGTCCACCTCTAAAGAGACGTTGCCGAACTCTACTCAAACTGTGTCGGATTTGTTTAATCAAAGGTTCCCTGGGTTTGCTGCCGCAAACACGGGAGGTCAGAACATGACTCTCGCTGAGTACCGCCAGTTTGAGCAGGGTGCTATCTCGGCAATGCAACGCTACAACTTGCCTACTGAGATGTACGACAACCCTGCTGATCTCGCGAAACTGGTCACGGGGCGGGTGTCTTTGCAGGAAGTGGATGACCGTATTGCTACCGCGAAACGTGCCCTGGACTCGTCCGATCCGTCCGTTGTTGATGCGTTCCAACGCTACTACGGTGTTGGTCGAGGTGACCTGCTCGCGTACATGCTTGACGGTGAGAAGGGTCAAAAGATCATTGAGCAGCGTGCGAAGACCGCTGAGATCGGCGGGTCTGCTGCACGGTACGGATTCACTCTGAGCGAGCAGCAAGCATCAGGTTTCAGCAACCAGGGCCTGCTCGGTTCAATGTCTGGCACGAACTCCGCGCTGCGTGGGCAGGCTGAGCAGTACATGTCGCAGGCCGCTGATTTGCGTGACCAGGACACTCGCCTGTCAGCGATTGATAAGGAAGACTATTCAGCGAATGATGCGATCGACACCGTGTTCGGTGACCGCAATAAGGAGTTGAAGTCGCAGAAGCGTGCGGAGCGGGAGACTGCACGGTTCAAGGGATCAAGCGGTGTGACCGCTACTTCCCTGTCGCGTAGAGCGATCTAAAAAAAGAGTTACTCCCTGCGGTCCCGTGGGACTGGTAGGGGTATCGGGTGTGACAGGTCAGACAGACTGTAAAGCCGCATGACGGACACAGACTGAACCCCGGTTCGATTCCGGGCACATCCACGCGGTGGGACCCGATGTACGTCGGTCCATTCCTCCGCTTCATCCCCCGTCCTACGTGTCGGGGTCGGGACGCAAGTTCCGCTTCGGGGTAATCAGCTAACGACTGTCGGAAGATTCACGATCTTCTACCCCACTCCCGTTGGACCTACCGGCCCCAACGTGTCGAAAGTCCGGTAGCAGCGTTCCACACCACCATCCCCAGGTGGACCGTGAGGTTTGGCTGCGAGTTCACATAACACAACGAATGGGAGTGCCATGTCTGGCGAAATTGAGTACGACGACGATTGGGATCTCGACGCTGACGAGCGTCAGGACAATAATGTTCTTCGGGAACTGCGGAAGCAGAACAAGTCGAAGGACCGGCAAATCAAGGAACTGCAAGAGCAGTTGTCTGGGTTGTCGAAGAATGTCCGTGAGCGTTCCGTGAAAGACGTACTTACGTCCCGTGGGTTGAACCCGAAGATTGCGGCGTTCATCCCCGAGGGCATCTCATCTGAGGATGAGGTTGCTGCGTGGGTTGACGAATACGGTGAAGTGTTCGGTGCCACCCCGCAGCAGCAGGAGGAACCGTCTCGTGGCGACGACCGCCCTGAGCTTCAAGAACTCTCCAAGATCAGTGATATGCAGCGTTCGGGTCAACCTTTTGATTCTGACCCGTCGCAGTTGGCTGCACGGATCGCATCGGCTGCAAGCCCGGAGGAGTTGAACAAGCTTCTGTTCGGTAGTGCTGCGGGTCCCCAGACCTTCTGACCTATTTCTAATCCATGACATCACCATAGGAGGTGAATCCCTTTGGCTAACGCCTATACCGACTCCTCGGCCCTATCCGGTCTCGTTAAGACCGCTTATGACCGCTACGTGGAGTTCGCACTGCGTTCGCAGCCGCTGTTCCGTAACCTTGCGGACAAGCGGCCTGTGCAGCAGGCCATGCCGGGTTCATCGGTTGTGTTCTCGCTTTACCAGGACATCGCGGCTCAGACCTCGACCCTGACTGAGACGACCGACCCGGACGCTGTTGCACTTTCCAACGTGAACACTGTCACCGTGACCCTCGCGGAATACGGCAACACTGTTCTCCAGACCCGCAAGCTCGGTGAGTTTGCCTTTAGTGACGTCGATCCGGCTGTCGCGAACATCATTGCCTATAACATGGCTGACTCAATCGACAAGGTTGTTGTCAACAAGTTGATCACGGGTGACAACGTGCTTTACGCGACGGGTGGCTCGTCCACTCCGACCTCAACCGCGACGGTTGACGCGGAAGACATCATCTGTGCGGCTGACATCCGTAAGGTTGTCGCGAAGATGCGTGCAGCGAACGCGGTCCCGAAGGACGGCACGCTGTTCCATGCTTACGCACACCCCGAGGTGACGCATGATCTGCGTGCCGAGACGGGTACTGCTGGTGCGTTTGAGGATGTGCGTAAGTACACCGATAACACCAACATTCTCGCTGGCGTTGTCGGCGTGATGCACGGTGCGGCGTTCATTGAGACTCCGCGTGCATACACCGCTAACGACGGTGCGGACCTTGACGGTGCCGGTGCTGGTACCGCTCAGGCGAAGGTGTACCGCACGATCATCGCTGGACAGCAGGCTCTCGCTGAGGCGACTGCTGTTGAACCGGGCATCGTTATTGGCCCGGTCGTTGACAAGTTGATGCGCTTCCGCCCTCTAGGGTGGTACAGCTTGCAAGGTTGGTCTTTGTACCGCCAAGCAGCTCTTTGGCGCATTGAGTCGTCCAGCTCCATCGCCTAACCATAGGCAACATTTCCAAAGTGGGTCACCCTCAAAAGGGGTGGCCCACTTTGGGTTGGAAGGAAGAACAAAATTGCCGTACATGTTTCGGACACCCGTGATCGAGTTGAAACCTGCCCGTGGTGGCAAGTTGCTGTCTCGGTACAGGTTCCCGCAAGCGTTGAGCGTCGTGAAGTACGGCTCCACCTATGAGGTGGTGAACGCTCCCGCACAAAGTGTTTTCGATACCGCTGACCATGTTTACCTTGGTGGGCGGGATCACATTGTTGATGATGCAGAGGCTTCTCTGCTTACCGCTGCCGGTTACGGCGATTATCTAACAGAGGTTTAAGTGGCTGGGAATCTTACTGACACGATTGAGAATCAACTCCTTGATGCTCTCGTGGGTACTGCATCGTATTCGGTGACGACCCCGATCAAGCTGGCTCTTGTGACGGCGAACGGGTCTGATTCGTCTGCTGGCACGGAGGTGACGGGCGGGTCGTATGCGCGGCAGACGATCGCGTTCGGGTCCGCGTCGAGTGGTCAAATCGCGAACTCGTCGGTGATTAACTTCACGGGGATGCCAACTTGCACGGTGGTGGGTATTGAGTTGTATGACTCTGCCGGCACCCCGAAGCGGCTCGCGTATGGTGCGCTTGCTGCATCGAAGTCTGTAACGAGTGGCGATACAGTGCAGTTCGCCGCATCGAGCGTCACGTTTAGCTTGGACTAAACCTTGCGCGTGATCTCGCGGATCGTTGCTCGCCTTGGCTATATCAAGGTTGAGTCGGGGTCTGTTGCCCTTTCGGGTTCGGGGACGCTGGCTGCGGCCCCGATTGTTATCGCGCTGCCGACTGTCGCCCTGTCGGGGTCGGGGTCTGTGTCTGCTGCGGCGACACGGGTGCAGCCTGCTGAGGCTGCCCTCACAGGTTCAGGGTCGCTGGCTGCCCAGGCCATATATATAGGTGTGGCTTCGGCTGCCCTCTCGGGGCAGTCTGACGGTTCAGCCCAGGCTGACAGGTTCGTGGTGGTGGCTGCGGACCTGGCTGGTACTGGCTCCTTGGCTGGGTCGAGCATCCTGGTGGGTGTCGCCTCGACTGCCCTGTCGGGTGGGTCGGTGTTGTCGGCTGACGCGATTCTGATTGAGGCGGCGCAATGCGCCATCACTTCAGAGTCGAACCTGACTGCTACTGCCCTACTGGTGTTGCCGGCATCTACCTCGTTGTCTACCACGAGCGACCTGGCTTCTACCGCCTTGCTGGTGCGGTACGGGACCGCTGACCTGACTGCGTCCGCGACGGTGACTGCGAACGGTGGCTTGATTGCCACCGTGAACGCGGACCTGACCGCTGACACGCTCCTGGTCGCGGACAGCACCCGAGTCGTTCTTGGTGACTACACCGGTTCAGGCGTGAGCGCAATGACTGCGTCCATTCTGCCGATCCGCAGGGTGGTCACGTTGTCCAGCGAGCAGGCGTACTCGAAGAACGTCTTGTTGATCCGTTACGGCATTGATGTCGGGAAAACGATCCTGATTAAGGACAACGTGTTGACGATCACGGAGACACCTGGGCAGTGGGATTTGGACGCTGCCGACCACTACTTCCTTGGTGGACACCACTACCAGTTGACGGATGCCGAGTATCAGGCGTTTGTGGATGCTGGTCGTGCTGACCTTGTTGATGTTGTTTAGGAGTTGCTGATGGCCTGCCGTACTGGATGTCGAACAAAAGACCACGCGAACTGGGGTGACTGCGCTCGGGCTGCACGGATGCAGCTTGCACCGGGTGAGACTGCACCAGGCCAGTACACGACGAAATCGTGGGATAGCGAACTGGAGTTGTATCGGGAGGCCCGTAGGCAGGGTATTCAACCGGAGGGGACGACGATGCCGAAGATTCGTGCAGCGTTGGATGCTTCGGACCGTTTGGGTCGAGCGTATGACGGTGAGAAGGACATGCCTGCTCGGGCGATTACTGAACCGACTGCGAAGGTTCTGAATGAGATTGGTGCGTAGTGTCTACGTTTAGTCAACTGGTCGATTCGACCCTCATGTATTTGTATGGGTTTACGACGTTGCAGGATCAGGCCACGTCGCTTGCGTCGAACGTGACGGATTCGGGTTTGACGTTGAGTGTTGATGATGCGTCTGCGATGAGTCGCGGGATCGTTGAGATCGGTGACGAGTTGATGTGGGTTGATTCGGTGGATCAGTCCGCGAACACGTTGACGCTTGCACCGTATGGTCGCGGGTATCGCGGGACGACCGCGTCAGCGCACACGGCTGGTGTGCGGGTGGCGCAGGCCCCGTTGTTCCCGAGGGTGCTGGTTGCTCGTGCAGTGAATGAGACGATCCGCACGGTGTGGCCTGACTTGTTTGGTGTTGGCACGACGGATATCACGTTTAATGCTGCGATTACGACGTATGCGTTGCCTGCTGGTGCGACGAACGTGTTGTCGGCACGGTGGCAGACGATCGGCCCGACTCGTGAGTGGGCACCGATCCGCAGGTACGGCATTGATAAGCATGCCCCAACTTCGGCGTTCTCATCGGGTGTGTCGGTGTCGTTCTATGACGCGATCGTGCCAGGTAGGACGATCCGCGTGGTGTATGCGAAGCAGCCTACGGAGCTGGTGAATCCGTCTGATGATTTCGTGTCGGTGACTGGTTTGCCGGCTTCGAGTGAGGACGTGATTCGTTTGGGTGCGGCGTACAGGATGGTGCCGTTCCTTGATTCACCGCACCTGGCGGGGATGTCTGCTGAGGCTGATTTCGCTGCGAATATGCGCCCTGTTGGTGGCGCGTCTCAACTTGGTAAGTACATGTTCCAACTGTATTCGACTCGTCTTGGTGAGGAGACTCGTCGTTTGCAGGAGTTGTATCCACCCCGTACTCACTACACCCGCTAGGAGATAGGTTCACATGGCGCGTAGGTATTACTCCTCGACTGCGGTTCGTACCGCTTTGTCGTCGGGGATTTCGTCGTCTGCGACGACGTTGACGGTGAATGCGAACACGGGGTTCCCTGGCTCGTTCCCGTTCACGTTGATCATTGACCAGGACACGGTGAATGAGGAAGTTGTTCAGGTTGAGTCGCTGGTGTCGGGGACGACATATAACGTGACTCGTGCCCAGGATGGCACTTCTGCGGTGCTGCATTCGACGGGTGCTGCGGTGAATCATGGCGTGTCTGCCCGTGATTTTGATGAACCGAATTCGCATGTGAACACGAACGTGTCGCACGTTGTGGTGTGTACGTCTGCGACTCGACCTGCGTCTCCGTCTGAGGGTCAGATCATTTATGAGACTGACACGGATTTGTTTTACGGGTATAAGGGCACGAGCTGGTCGAGTATTGGTGGTGGTGCTACGGGTGGTGGCACGGACCAGGTGTTTCACGAGAACGGTCAGACGGTGAATACGAACTACTCAATCACGAGCGGTAAGAACGCGGTTTCTGCTGGCCCTGTGACGATTGCAAGCGGTGTGACGGTGACGATTCCTAGCGGTTCAACATGGGTGGTGGTGTAAATGCCTGTTCGTATTAACGGAAGCACGAGCGGATATGTGGAGTTGGCTGCTCCTGCGGTTGCGGGGTCTACGTCGTTGACGTTGCCGTTGACGGGGTTCGGCAAAGTGCTACAGGTTGTTCAGGCTAAATATGCAACAGAAACTACTGTTACATCTGGTTCATGGACAGCAAGTGGGCTTTCTGCATCAATAACTCCAAATTCATCATCTTCACAAATTATTGTTCTTATTTCTTCTAGTGTGAAAAAGACAGGTGGTGTTGCTGCTGCCGCTAGATTTACAATTTTTCGCGGAACAGTATCTGGAACAAATTTAGCGTCAGACACTAACGTTGGTTTTTCAGAACTATATTCACCAGTGTCAGGAGGAGAAATTCGTTCTCATGTTGGAATAACGTATGTTGATTCGCCTTCAACAACTGCTTCTGTCACATATACATTTGCGATGAAATGCAGCGGATCAGAAAGTGTAGTGGCTCAAAATTCAGCGACTACATCAACGATGACGCTTGTGGAGATCGGCCCATGATTCCTACGTTTCCTCTGTCCACCGTATTTGTGTCCAAGTTCTTAGGGGGTAGTTCATGCCTGTGACGATTAGCGGGTCTGGCCCGGTTACTGGGTTGACGAGTGTTGCGTCCCCGACGACGTTGAACGGCCTAACAATTCCCACGCTGGGTTTCGGCAAAGTATTACAAGTGGTTCAAGGGACAACAACACTATCTACTGCAAACAATACTTCAACGTACGCTGATACCAACTTGTCGGCAACGATCACTCCGTCTTCGTCGTCTAGCAAGGTTCTCGTTCTGGTGAACCAGGCTGGGTGTTTGAAGAAAGGGGGCAACTCGGGTAACGGTATTCATTTGCAACTGTTAAGGGGTTCAACTTCTATTTGCGAGTTTGCGAAGTACGCTGGCTATACGGCGTCAAGTTCCGATCTTCAAATAGGGAATATTTCTACGGCGTATTTGGATAGCCCTGCTACAACTTCCGCGACCACCTATAAGACGCAGTTTAAAAATAATGTGAACGCTACTGGCGTTACGGTGCAGGACGGGTACGACACTTCTACGATGATTTTGATTGAGGTCGGTCCATGAGTACTGTTAAAGCGAATTACCTCCAGCATCCGTCGTCGTCTACCACTAATTTGACGTTGGAGTCGGATGGTTCCGTGTCGGGTGGGTTGCCTACTGGTGGACGTAACGCCCTCGTGAACGGGTCTATGGCTGTCTGGCAAAGATCAACGTCGGCAATCACGATCACCACTACTTCGTATACCGCTGACCGTTGGGCTGCGTACCGTGCTGTTGCTGGTTCAAGTGTAAGCCGTCAGACGACAAGTGATACAACTAATCTGCCGACGATCAAGTATTGCGCGAGGGTCGGCAGGGATAGTGGTAATACAGCGACAAACGCTATCTATTTCGGGCAACCGTTAGAGACATTAGACTCGTTGCGGTTTGCTGGTAAGACGGTGACGTTTTCTTTTTGGGCGAGAGCTGGCGCGAACTATTCTTCTGCGAGTAGCGCGTTGAAGGTTGAGATTGTTACTGGTACGGGTACTGATCAGAATGTGATTCACGGTTCGTACACTGGTTCTTCAACGATTGTGAGTGCGACTAAGACTTTGTCTACCACTTGGCAAAAGTTTTCGGTGTCTGCTGCCGTGGCTTCTACCGCGACTGAGATTGCGGTACAGGTTTGGTACACGCCTGTTGGTACTGCTGGTGCGTCTGATTATTTTGAGATTACGGGCGTGCAACTGGAGGAAGGCCCTGTCGCTACCCCGTTCGAGTTTGAGGATTACGGGACGACGTTGCGGAAATGCCAGCGGTACTATCAGAAACGAACAGCAGATTTGGCCTGGTTCGTCGCTGGCACAGAATACAACTCGACGCTTGCCTTGGCCGTATTCATTCCTGTTTGTCAAATGAGAGGCAACATTTCTGATGTCTACGCATCGGGAACATTATGGGATGTCACCGGAGTTGGCATTATTTCACCAACTTCAATAACGATAAATCAGTCCGGCAAAGATTCAGCAACACTGTCTATCAACTTTGCTAGTGGCGCAGTTACCCAGCGGGCGGGATCGCTGAGAGGTAATGCGACAGGTGCATATCTTGCGGTTGGAGCGGAACTCTAATGTATTTCTTTCAAGACGTACTGAACGTTGTGACGAAAGAACTTGATCGCCAAATAGTCTTCCGAAACGGCGATGAGGTTGTGTCGTTTCCCGATGCGGAATGGAACACGGGTCCAAATCGGATGGCCTACCTCGCCTGGGTCGCGGAAGGCAATACTCCTGAACCGTGGAATCCCGCACCGTAACCCGCTAACCCGTCCATGCCCCGCCATCGTGCGGGGCTGAACTATTTGGAGAACAAAAAAGTGCCTGAGTGGTTTGACGAACCAGGAGAGATCCTTGCCGTCTTGTCGATTGTTGCAGCCGTGTTCGCTGGCCTGATTTGGATCATTAAAGCGGTTGATGCGATTAAGCATGAGACGAAACCGAACTCTGGTCAGTCGTTGCGGGACGCGGTGGATCGGATTGAGTCGTCGGTGACTCGGTTGAACGACAAACTCGATAACCACATTGATTGGCATTTGGATAACAAGGAGAAGTAGTGAAGTTTTTGGATTGGTTAGCGGTGTCGCCGTTGGCGACAGCCGGTAAGACGTTTATCGCGGTGGTGTTGTCTGCTGCTGTCGCGGATTGGGCGACGGGTGGCGCAATCTCCCTGGCGAACTGGGAAGCGTGGGTGATCGCTGCGTGCGTGTCCGCTGTCCCGCTGATCGTGAACGCTTTGAACCCGCAGGACCCGCGTTACGGCGTTAAGGACCCAGCGTTGTTTGAGGACGGTGACAACTGATGCCGGAGCCGGAGTTCATGGAGCATCCCGAGTTTGACGGTGACCCGCTTGTTGGCGTGGTCGAGTTGGAGGATGAGGATTAATGTCGTTTGCTGACGAGTTGAAGCGTGAGTTGCGGAAGCAGTTCCCGAAGGATCAGGTGAAGTTCGCTAAGGGTTGGCGTACTCGTGGCGATAAGTGGCTGACGGGGAATGGTCGCCCTGTTGGTTCGTTGCATCATCACACGGCGGGTGGTTCCGCGAACAGGAACCCTGGCGTGGTCGCGTGGTGTATCGCGGCGAAGCAATCACATGGTTGGTGTAACGCGGTGATTGACCGTGACGGCACGGTGTTCATTGTGGGTGTGAACGCACAGTGGCATGCTGGTTTGGGTTCGTTCGCTGGCACTCGCTGGGAGAAACTCGGAATTGGTCGGGATATGGGAAACCGCCACCTCTGGGGCACAGAACTCGTCGATCCTGGTAAGGGCAAGACGATCACGAAAGCGCAGAAGCAAGCGATGGCGAAACTTGATGTGTGTCTGCGTGCGGCGTGTGGTTGGCCTGGGTTCAAACTGCGGGTGATGAATCACAAGGACTGGACGAGCCGCAAGAGCGATACGAATTATTCGTGGGGGTACTGGCTGCGTCGTGCCCGTGCCGCATGGCTGACTCGGGCACGCTAGTTGAGTCTTGCACGCAAGATTGATCGCCGTAATCGCGGCCTACGTACTGTTCGGATTGGTACTGCTGCTACTGCGGTAGGGGGTGTCGCTTGTTCTGGTGTGATTGCGGTAGGTCTAGCCGCGCAATCTGGTGCGTTGAATGCGGAACAGCAGACGAGTGTGGATGTTCCTGTGGTTGTACCTGCGGGGACGGTGTCACCGTCGATTCGGAGTGTGGTTCACAAGGACAAGGCGAAAGCTCAACCGAAACCTAAACCGTCTCCAGCTCCTCCCGTGAGTCCTCCGAAGCCTGCGAACAATAACGGTAATAACAATTCTGGTAAGTCGAACGGATCTTAACTATGCCTACTGCTGCTGAGTATGACATCACTGAGGCGTTGGGGATGGTGTCTGCCGCGTCGGGTGTGACGACGACGAATCTTCCTCCTGGTATCCGGTGGGATTGTTCGATTGCTGGGATGCCGTTTCTGTTCGCGATGAGTGACCAGTTCCCGATGCAGCGGGAGACTGCTGAGTTTCGCCGGCAACGTATTGATAATGAGCGTGATCCTGGTGAGCAGTCGCTTGACTCAGGTTTCTGGTTGCGGTCCCAGTCGAGTTTCCATCTTGGTGCGGGGTTGACTTCTGCTGAACCGTTGGAGATTAACGACGCGGAGGCACGGTTCCGGTATGTGACTTCTGGTGGCGTGGATGTGTGGACTCCTGGCGAGTTGAGGCTGTTGCATGCTTCGACGGTTGCGAACGCCGATTCGACTGCTTCGCAGCTTGCTATCGGTGTGGACACGGGTGTGTTGCATGGGTATGGGACGACGTTGAAGTATGTGCCGTTGTCTGGGTCTTCCTCGACGGTAACGTGGTCTGGCACGCATACGATCACGAGTTTGACGACGGATGGTTCGTCGTATTTCGTGGGTGATGAGACGGGTATCTGGAAGGGCACGCTTCCTGGTTCGTCTGGCACGGGGACACGGATCTATTCGTTGTCTGCTGCACCGTTGCTGCGGTGGGTGAAGCAGCGTTTGATGACTGCTGTGGGTGAGTCGATCTATGAGGTGACGAATGTGTCGCCTGCTACTCCCCCTGCGGCGTTGCCGACCGCGCACTATGTGCATCCGACGACTGGTTGGAAGTGGACGGATTTCGCTGAGGGTCCGTCCGCGATTTATGCGTGCGGGTATGCGGGTGACACGTCGATGATTTACCGAATGACGGTGACCGCTTCGGGTACGGGTTCGTCGGGCACGATTGGTTTGTCGCAACCGACTGTTGTTGCGGAGCTGCCCCGTGGTGAAGTGGCCCTGTCCTTGTACTCGTACCTGGGTTCCTTGTTGATCATCGGCACGAGTAAGGGTTTACGTGTCGCCTCGATTGCGGAGACGACGGGTGCGTTGAATGTTGGCCCGTTGCTGTTCACGGCGACTGGTGGGGTGAAGGACACGGTTGCGATTGGTTCCTACATTTACGCGGCTGCCGGTTCAGCGGTGGATTGTGGGAATCATGTGTCGCGTCCTGGGTTGTGGCGGGTGGATCTTGCGACCCCGCTGGATAACAACAATCGGTTCGCGTGTGCCCCAGATTTGACGGCACCGTCTGGTACTTCGGGTGCTGCGGAGCAGGTGACGGTTGCTGGTGGGAAGGTTTTCTTCACGGTGTCTGGTGCTGGCTTGTTGAAGGAGTCCACGGATTTCGTGTCGGAGGGCTGGCTGGAGACGGGCCGTATCCGGTTTGCGACGTTGGAGCGGAAGGCGTGGAGGGATTTGCGTCTGATTGGTTCTGCTGGCATGTCGGGCACGGTTGAGGGGTACGTGTCGAGTGTGGGTGATACGTCACCGTCGTTTTGGTCGAAGGTGATCACGATTTCTGGTGCGTACCCGGATGAGGCTGGGTCGTTGAATACGGTGTCGGAGTTGCCGACGGCGAACGCTTTTGTGGCGTTGCGTCTGGTGCGGGACATTTCGACCCCGGAGGAGTCTCCGGTGTTGGGTGGCTACCAGTTGCGTGCGTTGCCGGCACCTCGCCGTTCGGAGCTGGTGCAGGTTCCGATCCTGGTGTTCGATTTCATGCTGGACCGGAACGGGTTGAAGTTTGGTTGGAAGGGTGCCGCGTGGGACATGGTCTCAAATTTGAAGGCGATGGAGTCTGCGAAGGGCACGGTGCAGTGGCGTGATTTCACGACGGGTGAGGTTGCGGAGGGGTATGTGGAGCAGATTCGGTTCACGAGGACGACCCCACCGACACGTAACTTGTCCGGTATGGGCGGTATCGCCACGGTAACGCTTCGCCTCGTGTAGGTGACACCCTACCCAGATGCCGTTTAACGGCGATTTCAGGCCCGTAGACAGGGTTTTACTGGCTCCTGGTATACAGACAGGGTGACACCTTTCTAACGTCTTAGAGCGGCTGTAATTGAGAGAACCCCCCGAAGGATGATTGGTCCTTCGGGGGGTTTCTTTCTGCTTTCTACAGGTTGTCCTCAGTAATCGTGGTCACCCGCATCCGATGCTGGGGTCTCACGTTGTTGATTTTCGCCCGTCGCCCCATCTCCCGCAGGTCACCGAGCCTGGAGTCGTAGCACCGTTCACACATGTCGAGTTCCCACGGGGCACCCGCTTTGTAATTCCACACGACCGTGAGGGTTTGCACATTGTCTTCGCTTCGGCACAGGTCACACATGAGCCGCTCGATCTTCGCCACCGTCGATCACCTCCAGGCCAGGTTTACCGAACACGTTCGGGAACATGGGTTTGCCTGCCCACGTCTCATCGCGTTCCAACTTATCAAGATTCATCCCCGTATAGATCTCAGTCGTCTTCACTGAGGCGTGTCCCAGCATTGCTTGAACCCTGCCGAGGGCACGATCATAGCCTTCGCCACGCAGTTGCTGTACGGCTGCGGCAGCACCAGACCTACGCAGGGAGTGCATGCCTTGCCCTGACGTTTCGTACCCCAACGTTTTCATGGCTCGTTTGATGGGGCGGTAGATCTGTACGGTTTTCTTTGTGGGCAGCAGCGGCATGAGAGCACCAGGGTTGGGTGCGAGGCGGTGCGTGAGTGGGTCTTTGAGCATCGGCATGGGGCCGAATCGTGGGATGACGTACCAGCGTGGGTCGAGGAAGTCGGTGTTCATCATGCGCCGGTAGTGGTTGAACCATTCGACCATCTCTGTGCGGAGCTCAGCGGTGAGCGGCAGCATGTCGTGTTGGTCGGTTTTGATCCGGTAAATATCGACCCGATTGTTTTTGAAGTCGATGTCTGCGATCCGCAGGTTCGCGATCTCTGAGGCTCGGCAGAACGTGAACAGTCCCAGGGCGACACAGGCACGGTCCCGTGGGTGGTACTCCCCCGCGACTTGGAGCAGGCGTGGGAAGTCTTCGGGTTCGATCCAGACTTTCTTGGCTTTCGGGACCCGCAGGTTCTCAAACTCCACGGTTGGGTTGAGGAGCGGGTTGATGTATTGCCGGCGTGCCGCCCAGTTGAAGAACCCTTTCAAAGCTGTCATGTACACGTTCTTGGTTTGGGGGCACCAGTTGGACTGCCCGAACAGGATGTCGAAGTCGGTTGGCGTGATCCGATGGAGATAGGTGTTACCCATTTGTTTCGTGAGGGCGACTAGCGGTGATCGGTGGTTGATCACGGTCCGCTGTTTGCGGCCCTTGTTGACCAGGTATTTCAGGTACTCGGTTTGTGCCTCAACCAGGGTGATGTGCTTGATGTTCATGTCTGCCTCCGTTAGGTGACTTGTGTTTTTGACACTATACATGTTTGACCTGGCTAACACCATAACTAAACCCTGACTTGGGTTGGGGTTCAAGTCCCCCCTCGGACACCAAGGTTAAGAACAGGCCCCTGACCTGGGCTTTTACTCCTCCGAATCGGTGCTTTATAAGTACGTTTTTCTTAACCTTCAGATTTGACCGATCAGTGATTGACACTGTGTGTGGGGTGGTATCACCATTGTCTAAGATGTTAGTAGGCCAGGACAGGGCCAGAAGGAGCGTCTCGACAATGGCAAGACCAGCGGTAACACCAGATAAGAACACACTCGAACGATACTTGGAGCAGGGCCTCACGCACCAGCAGATCGCAGATATCGTGAATCAGCAGCACGGATCGAGGATCGGGCGGACCGCTATCGCGGCTGCCGTGATGAAGTACGGGCTGGGAACTCAGCGTCCACGGTACAAGGATGAGCTGCCGTGGAAGGTGCGGGACGAGCATGGGAACGCATACCAGGCGGTGATGCTCAGGCTCCTTGGTAGGAAGCGAGCCAAGCGGCATCTTTCCGAACGGGATGAACGCAACCTTGCGTCGTGGCTTGACGGGATGCGGAAAGACGGGCTGATCGTGGCGTATGACCCCGACTCTGGCCCAGGGTTCTTCTACATCGACAAACGGTACAAAGACCACAACCGGCATATACCGATTAGGGTGAAACCGTTACGGAACATGTGACCCCCAGATTGTCCACCGCCTACAGGCGGTGAAACCCCCTGGAGAATCACCCAGAACCCAGATCAGAGCGAGCCCCCCCAAACCCCCCCAAATGAAATTTCGGGACGGTCTGAGGGGGCTCGCGTCGTATAGATAGTGGGTTTTTCTTCACCCGTCACCCGTCACGTCGCTCGCCCCGCAGTCATTATTGACCCCATACAACGATTCCACAACACGAGCAGAACCCGCGTGTCACTCCGCTTGTGACCAGTCATTGACTGGTGTACAACTTGCGCCATGACATTCATGGGGGCTACCACCACGAGCCTAAAGGTGGAGACATACACGACCGGCGAAGTGACCGCTCTACGTCGAGACGACATGCTGATTCTCCTTGCGCCACACAGGGAAATCGACACTGAGCTGCTCGACATCTACGACTGGATCGGAACCGACCAGCAGATGCGGACCGTCGGAGAAATCAAACTTGATGGCGTGTCGCGCATGATCCAAATCACATTGGTGTAATCTAAGAACCATGTCAAACACCGTGAGCTACCTCTCATACTCCAGTTTCACGACGTACCTGGAGTGCGGCGAGAAGTTCCGACTCTCACGAATCGAGAAGGTCCCTGAAGATCCCGCCTGGTGGCTGATCGGTGGGACCGCTGTCCACTCGGCGTTAGACGTATACGACCTGGCACTCCCCCAAGTGGGGAAGCATGACGCATACGGCGCAGCCTTAGAGGAATTCAATTCCCAACTCACCAAGGAAATGAATACCCCAGGGAACAAGCGTTCGTCAGGTCGAGGAACGAAAAAGTATCCGAACGGTGAGGATGGTGCCTGGTGGCGGGACAACGGCCCGAACTACCTGCATGCCTGGAGTGTGTGGCGGGAACAAAACCCGCAGCTTGATATTTGGACGACACCCGAAGGTGTGCCGGCGATTGAGTTGGAGTTCAACATCAACCTGCCTGGTGATGTGAACGTGAAAGGGTTCGCGGACCGGGTCATGGTTGATCAGAAGTCCGGTGAGTTACTGATTGTTGATAACAAGACGGGGAAGAACACTCCCCCGTCAGCGTTACAGCTCGCGTTCTACCGCATCGGGATGGAGAACACGTTCAACGAGTCACCCAGGTTCGGTGCGTACTGGATGGCACGCACGGGGGCGTTCCCCGAAGTCCATGACCTGTCCCGTTACTCAACCGAGATGGTGTCGCGTTGGTTACGGAACGTGCGAAAAGCAATCGACTTGGAAATGTTCACGCCGAACCGTGGACGGAACTGTGACTGGTGCGGGTTGAAAGACTCCTGCTACGCCTACAACCCCGCCGTGCCACCACCTGTTTTTTCATCCGATATAACTAACACCCTAGAAAGTGAGTCACCGAATGAGTAATGCTGAGGCCCCGTTCTCGTACACGGCGAAGATCCACGGCGAGTTGTTCACGGTCCGTGGCGACGACGCGGAATCGTTCTTGAACAATCTTGCGTGGGCGGCAACGAACATTGGTCAGATCGTTGAAGCAACGAACCTGATTAGTGCAACGAGTATCACCAATGAAGTGATGCACCGTGTCCCGATCCAAGCGACAGCGACAGGTGTTGCTGCCGCATCGAACGCATGGACGCAGCCTGCTGCACCAGCGGCACCGCCAGCGTTCACACAAGCTTCCGTGCCTGCACCGACCTGCAACCACGGACCCCGAACAGCCAAGTCTGGGGTTGGCCCGAAAGGTCCGTGGAAAGCTTGGTTCTGTAGCGCACCGAAGGGCGATCCCACTCAGTGTGAAGCACAGTGGGTTCGTCAGGGTCAGCCTGAATGGGCGACGTTCCCGGCGTAATGCGCGACCTTTCTCGTGCAGTACGCACTTTGGACCGGGGCGGTACAGCGTTGCCTGTGCCGTTCCGGTCCTGGGCTGCCGCACAAATCCATATTCGCCGTGGCGAGGTCACGATGATTGCCGGCCCTCCCGGTGTCGGGAAGTCAACGGTTGCTCTCGCACTAGCGATGGGAATGCCAGACGTACCAACACTCTATTTCTCGTGTGACTCGCACGCAGCGACGATGGCATTACGTTCACTCGCAATGCTGACAGGTATCCCGCAAGGGATCGTCGAGGAACAAATGAGCGCGGACCCGCAATGGGCGACAACGATTCTGCGTCAAGCCTCACACATCAAGTGGGTGTTTGATTCGTCCCCGACCCTTGCCGACATTGAGGATGAGATCAGTGTGTACCGCCTGGTGCAAGGCCAGGACCCGCATCTGATTGTGATTGATAACGCTGCCGATGTTGGTTACGAGTCTGGTGATGAGTTCTCGTCGCTTCGCCAGTTGATGAAGGAAGTGAAGTGGTGGTCGCGCGAGACGAACGCGGCGATCATCATTCTGCATCACACTTCCGAAGGGTATTCGGGTGAACCGTGCCCTCCACGTTCAGCAGTGCATGGGAAAGTCAATCAGACACCAGCCACGGTGCTGACGCTTGCTACTCCGCAACCGAACTACATGGCTGTTGCTGCGGTGAAGAACCGTTACGGACCCGCAGACGCTTCGGGTCGTACCGCGCTTTGGATGGATTACAACCCGACCACGATGCACCTGGCTGACATGCAAGGCGGTGCCGCATGACCGACATCTCAAAACGAAACAAGGCAGCGAAACGACGCGGCTCCGAATGGGAGACGACGCTGCGTGACTACCTGCGATCCAAGAACCTCATGTGTGAACGGTTACCTAAGACAGGAGTACGTGATGAAGGAGACCTTTGGGTACTCGCTGGGAAAGATCCTCGGTACTTCGTTGTTGAAGCTAAAGCCACTAGAGCGTTTACTCCTGCCGAGTGGGTTGAAGAAGCAGCAACCGAAGCCGTCAATTTTGCGTTTGCTCGCGGCCTTACGGGACACGTCCCCGCAATCGTCATCGCGAAACGACGCAACACGGCAACCGGGCGAGCCTATGTCATCCAAGAACTCGACGACTGGTTGAAAACCCAAGGCGTAATGGAGTGAGTATCTACAAAGTGTTGGAGCATTACGGGTGGAAGCTGCCGCCTGTGCGTCCAGGTTGGACGACGGTGCGTTGCGGTGTGCATGACGATTCCCACAAGTCTTGCAACATTTCGGACGAACACAACTACGTGAAATGTATGGCGTGTGATTTTGCCGGTGATGACGTTGAAGTTGTGAAACATTACGAAGGGGTCGGGTTCAAAGATGCTCTCACCATTCTTGAAGGAATCCTTGGAGGAAGCGACCGCCGAGTACCACGCACAGGTAGAACAGGTCGCACCGTATCTCGTCAGCAGGGGTCTCGACCAAAGAGCAGCGGCAGAGTTTCGTCTCGGGTACGTCGGGACACCGAGGATCGGTGACGACCAGTATGCAGGGCGACTCGTCATCCCGTATCTCACCCCGACCGGTGTCATTGACATCCGTTACAGGTCCGTTGGTCACGATGACGGTCCTAAATACCTGTCTCGTGCAGGTGCAGATATCCAAATGTTCAACGTTTTGGCCTTCGGATTGGATTCCGATGTCATCGCCGTATGTGAAGGCGAGATCGACACGATGATCACGCACGCCATGTGCGGTATCCCCGCTGTCGGGCTGCCCGGGGTGAACGCATGGAAGTCGTTCTACCACCGTGCGTTCGCTGACTACTCCCGCGTGTTTGTGCTGTGTGACGGGGACCAGCCAGGTCGTGACCTTGGGAAACGAATCAGTCAATCCCTTGATGTGGCGACGGTGATCCACATGCCGGACGGCATGGACGTGAACGACGTGTACCTGTCCGAAGGACCGGACGGCATTAGGCGAAGGGTGGGAATGTGAATGACAACAATGTCTCCGCAGGACTGGGAGACGCTACTCCAGATGGTTATGGATCTTGGCTTGGAGGTCCTGTCGTCGAACCGCAGGGATGGGACGATGACCGTGAGGGTCCCGAAGATACGCCGCTGATTGAGCATCCCGCCGTGTTCTACCACGGTAAAGGTGTCATGTCGGAGCATCTCGCTGACTTCATTGACCGCATGAGTGAACGCACGATGGACCGTGTGCTGGGTGTTGGTCGTGACCAGTACCAGGACGAGAACGGTCAAGTGTTTGAAACCTATTCGATTGCCCGTGAGTATGACGAACTGCTTGATGAGCTTGCGGACGCTATCGCGTACATCGCGTTCATCGCGATCAAAGCCGGTGTTGTCGTGAAGAAAGTAGTGGACCGTGACTAAATGGCTAGTTGTTCCCGACATGCAAGTCCCCGACCATGATCAGGCTGTCGTGGATGCCGTGTGTGACATGGTGAAGACGCTGCGGTTTGACGCTATCGCGATTGTTGGTGACGAGTGTGACGCACCGGAACCTTCCAGATGGAACAAGGGTTATGCGGGTGAGTATGCCGGCACGTTACAGAAGAATCTCGATAAGACCCATGATGTGTTGGCGCAGTTACGCAAAGCGGTTGGGAAGGACGCACCTGTCCTGTTGATGCGATCCAATCATGGTGAGCGGATCAGTAAATACATTTCCAAATACGCACCCGCCTTGTCGTCGCTGCGTTCCCTCGACTACGCATCCCTCCTCGGGTTGGATGAACTAGGGATCACCTACTTGGAGCGGCCCACCGAGTTCGTTCCCGGCTGGTGTTTAGCCCACGGTGATGAAGGATCGTTGATCCAAACCCCCGCAGGGACCGCACTCAACCTTGCGAAACGGTGGGGTAAATCCGTCGTGTGTGGGCACACGCACCGTGCAGGGTTACAGCACCACCACTCGTCCGTGAACGGGAAAATCAACCAGTACCTGTTCGGTATGGAAGTTGGTCATTGGATGACCTACGGGAACGGCAAAAACAAGGCTGACTATCTGCGTGCAGGGTCAGCGAATTGGCAGCAAGCCTTCGGTGTGTTCACTGTCGAAGGGAGAACGGTCAACCCCCAGCTCGTGACCATCATCAACAAATCGTTTGAGGTCAACGGGAAGAAGTGGGCGTGGTGAGGGAAAGCATTACTGAGAAAGAAATCAAGCTTGCTCGACAGGGAGCCATGTCTGCTTGGAAGGCAGGTCGCGGCATCGTGCCGCTTGATGACTTGCACCAGGAAGCGTGCATGTGGATTCTGGAGCATCCCCGCAAAGTGGATGAGTGGCGTGCTGAGGGTCGTCACGGTGAGAACAGGGTCAGGTATGCGTGCAAGATGCACGCGCTTACTGTCGTGTCGAAGGAACGTGTCCGACGCACGGGGGCGCACGCCTCAGATTTGACGTTCTATTCCCCGCAGATGGTGCGGGAAATCCTGCCTGACATTTTCAACACGGACGACTGGGTGCTTGCCTCGCATCAGCAGGAAACATCGGACTATGTGAAGTCCACGATCAAACCGTCCGAGGGGAACAATCGTCTCGCCCTGTTGGTGGATGTGAAGTCTGCGTTTTATGCGTTGAAGGAACACGATCAGGCGTTGCTGCGTGACCTGTATGAGGATGGTGGCGTTTCCTTGGGTGTTCTTGCCGCAACGATGGAAGTGAATGAGCGGACGGTTCGCCGGCGTGAACGTCGAGCTATCGACCGGATGGTCGAGTACCTGGGTGGCGAGGTTCCGTTTTGGGTGCAGCGGCAGCGTCGTGACGTTACCGCTGATTACGTGTGAAGGGCCAGTAATGCTAGAAGTAGCAGGAGTATTCCTCCTCCTAGTGTGCATACTCCTACTAATAGGAGGCTGATCCTCCACAGGTGTGCCTCAAACGTGGGTTCACCTTTACTCATCGTCTGCACTCTCATCCCATAACCCGTCACCGAGAGCGAGGTCTACGCCTTGTGCGATGAGATGACAGTTGTCGTCTTTCGTGCAAGTGTCGAGGTCGTTGATCCTGTCCATGAGTACGGTTCTCCATCGTTCCCGTTCGTCGCGGATTCCTTCCTCATATGCTTCCTGCCAAGTGTTCGGCATTACTTCTCACCTCGCAGGGAGTCAATAGCGGCGAGGGCGTCATCGACTTCAATAACATGGTTGGCGCAACCTTCGTCGTACATCCACTCCATGCCACGCACCGCTTCCCGTGCCGCGTCCAGACCAGCGACGTATGCCTGCTTTCGGAATAGCCTCACCGCTGCTAGTTGCCCCATCTCAGACCAATCTGCGTCAAAGGTTTCCTGTCGCACTCGCTGTTCGCAGGCACGAAGAATGTCGCACAAGCATTGGCACTCGCAGTCACCCATCCACGGACAGCATGGGCCGTTGAAGTTCGGGCACTCAAGTAAGTGGTTACTCATTTTGTTCACCTCGCAGGGAGTCAATCGCTGCAAGTGCAACGTCACGTTGGCCAGGATCTGTAACATCCATCGGGCCAAGTGCATGACGAACCGCTTCACGGGCAGCGTCTAACGCCTCGATGTATCCACGCAGATACGCATAATGAACACAGTCGGGTGAACCCTCATAGTAAGTGTGCCCACACGTTCCGTATGGGTTATTCATCGTCGTCCCAGCTCTCGTAATCCATACGCGCACACGACTCGCACACGCTAAACATCCCCAACGGGGCTCCACACACTTCACACTCACGCAAATCCATCACACACTCCTTCATCTATCGGTGTAGGTAGCGTCAGCAACGCACCACACCCGACGCACACACCGTCGAGCGCATACCAGGCCACGTTCCTGTCGTCGTCAAAAGCAACGAGTGCCATGTACAAGTTGGAGCCGCACACGCACTCGATGGTGGGGATTCCCCGATAGTCGGGTCCGTCCCCAAGATCGAACGGGAACGGGTGAGTCAAGCGTCGGCCCATTTCACGTTCCCGCAGGTACGGCACTGCATCCACGCACCGTTCTCGTGGTACTGCACTACTGTCCAATGCGCCCACCTACCGCACACGGGGTCGAACCGTCCCCATTCCAGACCTGCAAGTGGGTGATCAAGTGGGTACTGTCTCGGTTTGCGCCAGAACGTGAGCCTCATCAGAAACACCCCGTCCCAGGGACAGTCGGTAACCAATGCTTCGCACCCTTACCGTGCCTCCACACAACCCAAAACGCTTGGTCCTGCCAGAACCTCGACCATTGATTCACTTCATGCCGTGACAAGACACGGAACATTCGGTTCGCGGCAGTCTTCCCGTAGTCGTGGCGGGTTTCTTTCTTCATCATCCACGCCAGTGACACGGGCCAACGGTTGCTTGCCATGAACTGATACGTGCCGCCATCGGACAGCATGTATTGAAAATGTGATTCCCTCGTCCCAATGCACTTGCGGATAGGTTCGGTTCGTTTGTCGAACCATCTCCCCCTGTATGAGGACGGTTCGTATCCACGGTGCGTCTCGTGACTGTGCTTCCGCAGCAGCTCGGGCATGACTGCCCCCGTGACGGGTCGAGGCTCAGCGTGGACACTCGTGGCGATCAACGCCACCGACAGCACCCCCAAGAACCCAGCCAACACCAGCAACGCCTTATCCCTCGATGACAGCCTTTCTAGCATGTCACGCACCGTCAATCAGTTTGATGTGATCCAGCGACAAGGACCAACCACGGATCTTGCGGACACGGGAACGTTCCTGCGCGGTCAAGCCACCGATCACCCCGTACTCAAACGACGCGATCCCCCACTCCCTGCACTCAACCAGTAGGTCGCAGCCCTCACACATGGCACACGCTGTCGCCATCACGTTCTCGTACCCTTCCCCACCCCTGTCGGTGAAGAACATTTCCGGGTCCACTTGCCGGCACGGAACATCATTCGTGTACTCCGGTATCGGCATCGTCACGCGGGTTACACCCGCTGATTTCGATACCCGTAACGGTTGTACGAGTGGGGTCCGGTAATGCTCAGGGTTGAACACTCGCTTACGCCAGTTGTCTACTTCGGTTTTCTTCACCCGCATGAGTGTCGGTCGTTCCATGTGCATTGCTTTTCTCCGTCCGTATTTGTTTGATCGTTTCTTCGTCCCAACCCAGCAGCTCGACTGCTTGCGCGGCATACGCTTTCGCCCACTTCGGCACATACGGCGGGGACCACGGCTGTTCGTGTTTCGCTTCGCAATAGGAGAGATAAAACTTGCGGCCCAAGAATCGGGTCACAAGTTGCTGCTCCTCAATGTGGTTCACTCCACTCCTTCGTCTTGCTCTTGCTTACGGATGATGTGGTCGGCGTGTGCCCTGACGCAGGGCCACGAGCAGAACCCTTGACTCGGTGCCATTCCTGGCGGGTCGAGGTGAATCCAGTTGTCGGGGTCGGTCCAACCTTCGTTGTTTTGGATTGACCCGCACTTGTCGCAGGTGTAGGTGCTGACTGTTGAGATCACTTCTTCTCCTTGATGTCTGCGTCGGTGAACTGCCCGACCCCTGCGTCCCGTAATGCACGGGTGAGTGCTGCTTCCTGGTTTTTCGCTACGACGTTCACGATCAACGTGACCTCGTATTCGTGATACTTGGTGTCCATTTCTTCCTGCCTCTCTGGTGACCATCTATTGCCTGGTCTTGACGTTGATACGTCCCGTTCTATGGTGTCAAATACTAGCCATGCTGGGAGAGCTGTGTCTCATATTCGGTAATCAACACGCCGACATATTCCGCAACGTTCACGGTGACGGCGTTCCCCATCTGCTTGTATCTATGTGAGTCAGCTTGCCCTGTGGTCCAGTTGTCGGGGAATCCTTGTAACCGTTCACACTCGACTGGGGTCAAACGTCGCACGACTGTGGTGGCCTCATGCACCGCCTCCACTTGCGCTGTGACTTCTGCTGATTGTGGGGATCGTGACGGGTTGTTGCTTGCGCTCAGCGTTGGTGCGACTGTCGCTATTGCTGGCGGCGAGGGGATACCCAAACCACTACCTACTTCCACGGTCGGTGACACGTTTACTGCGGGTGCGTCGTTACCACCACCCGTGGCATAGAACGCAATCACCAAGGTTCCACCTTGATTCGCCGCAGGATTCAAGCCCCCAGCATCCATCGTCTTAGTCGTGTCTTCTTCTTTCACGTAGAACCCCCCGTCAGGTCGGTCCTTGCGGCGACTGCCACCCCACGTTGTGTAGGTCACGAGGACGGTTGCTCGACTATCACCAGAATCAAAAGCGTTCAGAGTCGGACACACCCCCCCCTCTATCCATGTCTCAAAGTCCGTGTCGGATTGGGCACGTTTCGATTTCACAAACCAAGAAAACGTCACCACACCAACTTGTTCTCTTGCACGTACTGATTACCTATTCCTTTGTAATCTCTGGCGCACAAGGTTCCTGTGATTGGGCCACCAATAGCAACGCTGTCTCCAGCTCGGGCGGCAGGGTTCTCCCCCTGCGTGTCGCCCTCCGCAGAATCCCCGCTGCTGCTTTCGCGCTCAACAAGTATTTCTCGTCCGTCGAACTCTCCAGTATGTCCGACAATGAACACTCTCTTACGACGTTGGGGGACACCGTGGAACTGCGAGTCCAGCAAACGCCACTCGACGTGGCGATACCCTGCGTCTCCCAATGCAGCGATGACTGTCCCGAAATCGCGTCCCTTATTTGACGTATAAAGTCCGGCAACATTCTACAGCAGGACGTATCTCGACCCGACCGCTTCCGCGAAAGCGAGTGCGTCCCAGAACAAACCGGACCTGGAGCCGGCAAGACCAGCTCGTTTCCCTGCGACAGATAAGTCTTGGCAGGGGAATCCCCCGCAAACAAGGTCAGTTCTTCCGACAAGCCCTTCCCCTCTCGCCCACTCAATCGCTGTCCTCACATCGTCATGGCGTGGTACGTCGGGCCAATGTTCAGCCAGTACCCGCTGGCAGGCAGGGTCAATCTCTACCTGCCCGACACATTCCATGCCTGCCCGTTCCAGGCCAAGATCAAACCCGCCCACCCCAGCAAACAAGGACACGAACCGTAACGTCATAACTGACTATCATGTCACGCACTCCCCGAATCCTGGCACGACACGCCCATTAGTACGATGTCAATCACAGCCCCGTAGAAGGGCCAGAATCCGGCAGGTTCCCTACCCCCTCATGCGGGGTCAATGAGTCGTCTAACCCCCCTAGAATCAGGTTATCGAGGGCATACTGGGACAGCCCCAGGTTCACGGCGTCGGCAACGTCCCTCTCCGGTATGAGGGCAAGCACCCTCGCAATATGGTCAGCGGCCCCACGCTTATCCAAGATAGTCACCCCTCCTTCTGTGATGTTACATACACGGCAAGCATATACACCCACGGGGCGCACCAGGCCACGGCAGCAACCACTTTCAGCAACGTCACCATCACTCCTCCTCCTCTTCCCCGAAATACTCAACGTCCACATAGCTCGCAGACGCAAGCAGTTCACGAGGAATACCCGACTCCACAATCCAATCGGCGGCAAGATCAACCGCAGACTCAGAACAACCAGCGTTCGCCGTGGCAGACAAGGTGCAGTAATCAAACACCCACGTCACTTTGCAGTTGTCCACGTCACCGAGCTGCCATTCAGTCACCATTGTGTTCATCACGCCACGCTTCCCTCGTCAAGCTGCTTACCTAATTCCACGCAACCGCAAACCTGGCAATCGTTATCCACCCACCAATCCGGGTAACCGCAAGACTCACACGTCACGCCCCCCTCGCCTGCAAGCGGC